CTCTTATGATCGTCGCTTGTGATAACACAAACGAGAGGCTTCTAATCCATTTGGAGGAAAAGTATGGATAATACCATAACTCACGCCCTGTGTTACGCTGCGAACATTACTCTAGGAAAAGATGCCAAACCTTTTATTGAAAGGATTGAACATTTTCTTAGTCATAACGGCACCGAATACACTGTAAATCGCTTAAAAGTGATTTATCAGGGTGCTCTGCTCCTTAGAGAGTATGACCAGTTGGGGAGACCTGTTGATACAGATTTCCTTGGTAATACTAATCGCGGATCTTTCGATCAAGCGGTTAAGTTATATCATGAGAATGGTATAGCTACATCTAAGAAAGGCTATCCTAAAGACTCTACAGGTATTGTAGTGAGGCAATTTGTTGAATCAAATAGGCCTCAAGTCATTAGGAACATGACAGGTTTGTTGCGCTCATATACACAATTCCGTTTGGATAGTGTATCTCAGCAGCAAGTTGATAAGGTTGTGGAGAGTGTCTGTATGCCCCGAGATAGGGCTCATGACGAGAATCAATTGTTTGACAATTTGATTCACTTATCCCGCGTTCCCAAAGCTTTATGGAACAAATCCATTAAAGCTGAGAGATTATCGATGGACTGTCTTAGACCCTACACATCTGTGTATTGTCATGGATCAGTCCCTAAACATGTCAAGGACGAACCTTACGGCAAAGCGCTGTACTCGATGATAACCACTAGTTACCTTCCGTCTCCTCTGGAGTCGGTAGTACCTAGTAAGTCTATCCGAGACAGGGTCAGAAGTTGGATGCCTCGAGAAAATGATTATGATCCCGAGCAATATGCTGGGAAGATTCACATTATTCAAGAGGCGGGGGCAAAAGCTCGAACTGTGGCCATACCAAATGGTTGGACACAGATAGGTTTTGTTCCCCTCCATGACCAAATGCAACTCGAATCAGAAAGGTATTTCCCTTCTGAATCTTGTGTATTTGATCAATTGAAAGGTATCTATGCATTGAGAAATCATATGGGTGATGGCAAAACGCCAGTATCCGTAGATCTCTCATCTGCAACAGATAGATTCCCTATTGAGTTTCAATGTAAATTGTTATCTCACATAGGGTTACCCTTCTACTCTGACTCCTTGAGTGAACTTGTAAAGAAACCTTGGGAATTTCCACAAGGTAAACCATTCGGTTACGACAGCGTTTATTACAACGCTGGCCAACCTATGGGTCTTTACGGTTCCTTCCCGACTTTCCATTTCAGCAATCTTGTGATGGCTGATGCGTCTTGTCGTCTCACCGATTATCAAATTGGTGAAACGATAGATGGGAAAGGAAAGGAACAAGTCGCAGGTATTGTTTATGAAAGGCTATACGGTTTCTATGCTCATAGAGACAAAGATACCGTTCCAGACGATTATATCGAAAGGAATAACATCTTAGGAAATGCAGCTGGTGATTCACCAGTTAGCAAGTTCTATGATGGTAGCCGCTTCAAGGTCTTAGGTGATGACATAGTCTTCTCTGATGAGAGAGACGCTGCTCATTACACTAAAATTATGAAGACCATAAACGTGCCAATCTCACATCATAAATCCTTTTCCAAGGGTATGGTGTGTGAATTTGCAGGTGCGATCGCAATGAGAACAAAGAAATCAAATAAAGACCGGAGATATGATGTATCAATCTTCCGTCCTTATAAATTTCCAAAAGATGGTTCCTTTATTGGGAATCCCATCTCGTTCATCTATGCGTTCTCCTCACCTCAATCTAAACAAAGGGTTTCAAAGAAATGGAAACAGTTCTTTGAAGATTTTGATAAGACTAGACCTCAGCGTTATGCTGATCTATGTCCTATCACTCCCTTTGTAGAAGATAGAGTTGGGATCGTCGGCCGCTTCAGGGACCAGGATATAGACAGGGTAGTGGATAATATCTATAGGTTTTCCAACCTTAGCTTTTTCCCCTACACTGATACTGGGAAAGATACTCCGATCATCTATGATGGTCCGAGGAATCGTGCCCCACTATATCAGGTCCCGCTCTTCATTAAGAAGAAAGGTATCGAGGTGCCTGGCTTTGAAACTCAAAGACCCGCATCAGATACCAGATCATATGCAGAGACAGTAAAACGTCTTTACTCTGATCCTCTTATGAAAGCACAGCAGAAAACTCGAAAGAGTTCCGCTATGAAGATCTAACTTAGTTAGATTTATGTTCAGGCGTACACCCGA